GCGGCCTGCGGTAAAACAGACTTTCGTTGGTCAGCTATATTAAATTTAGAAATATTGTCACTAAATGTAAAAGTATTTCATTAATTAGGTATCATAAAACGCATAATTGAAACAAATTCTTGAGGTGTTAAAGTCAAGAATATCACGAAAAAGACAAACAATGGTATTAGGTAAAAGAAAACTATTGCAAAGCAAACATCAAATAAGATCTCACTCAATTGACCCAATTCAAATATTGCCATCCAGAAGCAGGGTTAACATCCATTCCCACAACTTGCAAAATTCCAGGCGCTGGGAGAAAACAGTGAAGATTAAAATCATCACTATAACTCTCATAAACACGATACTGAGTTGTGTTCTTAGGATCACATTTCAGTCCAAAATTTATTGTTGAATGGGCTGGAATTATGTCCTCGAGCGTCTGTCCAGTGCCAGTTGGCAACATATTGAGTTGCGTGTTAAAAGGAACATGCAAATCAATCCAATACCAAGTTCCAAAATCGGTCCCAGACCCGGAATTACTAGCGAATTGCATCATAAATTCCGTTGGTATGTCTGGTTGAACTCCATATCCGTAAACAGCCGGTGGTTTTCCAGGATTAGCATAATTGTCGACCGGACGCAGATTACCAACTCCATTATAATGTTGCCACATAGCAATATCATTATATTTGGGGAGAGCGCTCTGATTGGCAATCAAGTGGACTGGTACAGGAGCTTCACTCTTAGCAAATATTCTGTAATTCAAATGTCCGCTCCATCCAGCATACAATCTAGCTGTCCAATGCCTAGGTCTAACATCAATGGAAACAATCACGTTCGGGCTTGGCTCATTAGTTTCTCCTGTCTTATACAGAGTATCCTGAGCAAAAGCTGTCACATTGTAATATCTCCTACCAAGTTCTTCCATCGTTCTAGGTAGATAAGGCATTTTAGTTCCATGATGCAATGAATAGGGTTTCATCAACTCATCAACATGCTCGTTAGTTAAATCCATAACTTCTCCACTCTCATCTTCAACAGGATGTGAATCTTCACTCTCAATCTTAAGTTCGCTAGTGATCAATTCATCTCCAATTGCTTCACTAACAAAGTTAGATGGCACATAATCAGATTGAACTTGTCCTTGTTTAAACTTATTACTAACAACTCCATCAGACATCAAATTTATCTCTCTAGGAATACCAGAACCATCTTCATTTGGAATTATCAATTCCTCTAACGTTCTTGGTGGTCCTCTAACAATCTGATTTAGAGCATAGAAACTAGTTCCATGGGTTCCAACTTCAGGATGCAATCTATCAAACCAAGCAGCAGGAGCAGGATTCTTCTCATAGACTTTGGTATTGACTAATCGCAAAATCATGATCACTTCAATTTCTTGACTAACATTTCCAACAGCAACTAATCGATTTTGCACATATCCATAAAGAGTGCCTAAACTGTGGTCCTGAACAGGATTTATCTGTCCTGGACCTTCATAAGCACGCAAATATTCAGTTGCAGAGTTGTAGATGATCCCAATTTTCTTCGTCATGTTATCTTTATCAAATTCCAAAACAGCATTATTGAAAACAGTTCTTTGGTTTGTTGTTATCATTGGTGCTCCATATGGCATAACCACATCTAATCTCATAGAATGGAATCCAGTTATTACAGCCTTAAACTCAATTTCATAATTAGTATGATGTAAAAGAAATTGGTTAAGTAAAGCCAAATTAGTTGGTACTTGCGAATTCAAATCACTTGGGTACCCCGTTGTTGACACAGGTTTTCCTAATACGGTGTTTAACGGAAAACTAAACAACAGAGCGCCCTCAGGATCTGAAACTTTCACTTTAAAACTCCCAATAATTCCAGGTCTTCCAAAAACATAATCTAAACTCGTTTCCATAGCTGATGTGACTTCTCTCATTTCTTCATGAATCATCTCAGGATGGTATTGCATTCCAGTTGTTGGATGTAATTTACAATTTCTTGACATTCCAGAAAAAGCGAATTGGATCGGTATGGCCCCGCTCGATAAACTAGGTTTATCAAGTGGAATTTGTCCAGTCACATCCATTTTCCCATCAGTCTTCATCTCAGGTTTGTTCTTATTCTTGTTTTCAGTTGTCACTGATCCAGCAACATCTCCATATGAATTCACTGTCTTGTTATTATTCGTTGACATCGTTAATCCTTCAGCAGCAAACCATGCTGGATTCATTCTCGAGTTCTTACTCAATAATCTATCTGGTCTCTGTCCATATAACAAATCACTGGTTGGAAATGGTCGAGGAACAGAAAAATCTCCTTGAAATTGGGTGTAATAAGTTATGACTGCATGATCTCCACTACTAGTGCTCACTAGAGGGCTTACCACTGTCATAACAAAATTTCCGAGACTCTCTTGTCCAAGACCACCAGCGTAAGTATTCCCTAAAGATCTCCAATATCTCCAAGGTATTATTAAAGTCGCTGTCGTGTTTCCATTAGGGTTAAAGAAAACGTGGTCATAAGATGTCATATTTCGATAATAGGTCGATGAATAGTCTTGTTGAAGGGGAACGAAATAAGCTCCACCCAATCCTTGTTGGAAATTATTTCCATTAACTTGTATGGTAACAGCCGTGTCAACTTTATAAAATATAAACCTCTGAAAAGGCATATTCTGTATGTTATTCGGCTCTCCTCTAGATAACAAACCAAAAGGAACTTGACTGGCCATCAAAGTGGATCCAGCCGCTTGATTTGTTGTCCATTCAATATATCCTCTCAACATTAGACTCTCTAATCCATAATTAATGTCCATGAACTCCTCATTCAAAGCTCGATCAGATAAACTCCCGTAATTCTTCTTACTAGCATTATATCCTTCAAAAACTGACTTAGTTCTTATTGTCGTTAATCCTTTGGTCATAGTATGACCAATGGCTGGCGTTTTATCTTCCAAATTTCCGCTATCAGCCATCCCTCCAGTTGTCATTGGAGGAGATTCAGCTACAAATCGTTTAATCATCTCACTAGGAAAATCTCTATCCATTATAGGTTTGGATTCTGTTACAAAATGGTATCCACTAGCTACTCCACGAGCGGCTACAATCCTCTGGGTCTCATAATATTCCAGTGGTTTCAACTCAATCAAAGTCTTCTCAAAATATCCTCTCAAAACATCAGTTTGGTACTTATCAAAGAAATCTTTATCCCATTGTGAAGCACATTCAATCATCTGATAAATAGTGTCCACAAGAGTCAAGTTGTTATTTCTAGTCCACTGGACAGTCTCATACAAAGTATCTTTCTTCATAGCACCAGTCCATTTTCCATTAACTTTTCTAGGAATAGCTCCAAGAAAAATTATATCCTCAAACTTATCACATTCAGGCTTCAATTCTCTATCTTTAAAGGCTGAAGTATAAGTTTGTCCAAGTAATTCTTTCATCCGATCTCTAATGTGAATTGGGTTCCACTTTTTAATCTCCTCGTGGGGATTAACAATGTGGTCATCTCCCAAAACTTTCAAAGCAATCCAATCACTAAAACGCAAATCTGGATAATCATGAGCAAAGATGTATCTGAAATAAATTTCATTAACAATATTGTTCAGAATCGTAGTCCAGAAACATCCAGAGAAATTAGAAGAAACAAATTTGAATAATATGTCTCTAATTTGTGCGAATGATCTAGTTTCATGATAAATCATGAAATAGATTGAAGATAAATCAACTCCCATTCTCAAAAGAATTTCAGCAATCACTCCATATCCTAACTCACGAACCAACAAGAGTAACTTTTGATCAAATCCTTCGTAATCTCCAGCAATCATTCTTCTTCCTTTCTTATTCAGATGGTTATAAATATCATGCATATCATGAGAATATTGATTATATCCAATAGCTGTGTTCAAAGTATGGTGTGAATTATTTATGTTCGCACATAAAGCACCAAACTTCATCCTAAAAGCCACAAGACAAATCAAATCATTACAAAATATCATTCTTGTTCTTACATTTTCAATTTTTGAATCACTCACTAATTCATCCTTCATATATCCAATAAAACGATGATCAATAGGGTCTTCTGGTTTGAAATTCTCCATTTCAACAATCTTATAATGAACCATGTTTCTAAAATCTTGAGTATAAGCTAATTCCCCTTCTTCATCAAACCATACAAAATCAGTCTTACCTCTTTTGTGATTATTATATATCAGGGGATATCCACTTGAAGTCTTAGTATTGATACTCGCTAAAATTCCAGGTACGCCTTTACAAGCCTCCTCAAAAGTTAGTTGTCTCATTATTTTCTTATCCATCTTCTCATAGTACTCACTAGCAATCGTATGTCCTATTTCTTCCAACAATTTAGCATCCAAATCAGGTTGTTTCATCATTCCACACTTTTTGATAGAATTCAGTATGGGATCTTGATTCTTACTTCTTGGGTCTGTTATATCAAGAATGGGCAAATTCTTCTTAGGTTTTTCTTCTAAGAGTCCGTGCAAAAGACTAGGCTTCAATTTAGTCTTTTTGGGTAGATGTATTCTCTCATCAAATGGCAACTCTCGTATCATCTCAATATTAGGGTAATTACATTCCTCAACGTCCTTATATCCCTCTGATTTAAATTGCACTTCATCTGAAAACTCAATTTGAGGTATCTCATTGATTCCAGAAAACATCTCCTTGCAAACTAAATTTGCGAGACCCTCTGGATCTTTGGTTTTATCATAAGTTCCAGCAACGTGAAGTCCAACTATTTTACCTGCATAAGGGCCAGAATGGACAGTTAAAACTGATCCACAATCACCCTCGGCAGATATACATTTATATCTCCATGCATTCGAAATTGTCATTAAGGCAGTTCCAGCAGTATAAGAGCGTTCAAGAGTAGGATATGCGGTCACAAATCTTCTCTCCTCACCAGTATGCATAAAGCAATTAGTGGCACTCAAAGTCAAAACTTCCTTTAGACTTAGAAAACGGTTCATAATGTTTTTGAATTGAGGAATCTGATTATTCAGAAACTCAAAAACAACAACATCATTGTCATAGTCCTCATATAAACGGTTGTTATCAAATTTTGCATAATACATGCGAGACTCAATGTTTGCCATTAACTCATCCCCGTCCTTCACTATTCGTCCATTATACGCAAAGGCGTGACGGAATGTCATAAACCATCGTTCTCCTATAGGTAACACCTTGACCAGGCGACCACCGATAGTCATATTAACAATCTTTATTTCAGGTCCTTCGGCTCGGAATCT